AAACTTCGGGGGACTACTTGGTTGGGATTCCTTTGAAGGAGATTATTTTGGAATTGACGGTACAGATGCTTGGGCTGAAGACGAAGCAAAGAAGAAATTGAAAACAATGACAAAGGATGAATTGATAGCAGCGACCAGACAGTGTTTTAAGGTTTACCAGTCGTATATAGGACTGCGGAATCGTTACGATTCCCTGAAAGCGGCTATAGATATTCTGAGAGATCAGAACACTGGATTTTTGCAAACTATTAAGGAAATCGAGCGATTGTATGAAGCAGCGAGCAAAGAACAGGGTATAACTGCCAAATACAGTACGGAGTGGAAAGAATTTGAAAGATATACTGATGCGCTTCCACAAGAGGCTTGGATTCAGTAGAAAGGAGTAGCATGAAAGTATATAAAGCGGTTCATGGAAACGAAAATAAATGCAAGGAACTTCACAAGGAGATGAATCTGAATGTGGGGCCGACTCGTTTGGTTCAACCAGATTTTTACTTATTGGTTGATGTTGATGATATCCAGAAGCAGATGAATGCTTTGGAGAACGAACTTCACCGAATGAAAAGAGTGGAAGCAAGGAGAAAATGGAGATATGTTCATAAAAGAAGATGATTTGAAATTAAATGAGTGGCAGTTTTCTCAAAGAAAATTTCTTCCGTATGAGATAAAAACCAAACTTGCTGAAACAAGAATTCGTGAATGGTATGACAACTGGAATGGACAAGTATATCTAAGTTATTCGGGAGGGCTTGATAGTACAGCTCTGCTTCATATGATTCGCAAAACTGTCGGAAAAGAAGTACCAGCAGTGTTCTCGAATACTGGTTTGGAATTTCCTGAGATTGTGAGATTTGCCAGAAAAGCCAGTGGAGAGTTTTTGGAAATTTATCCGCAGAGAAAAGACGGTAGTCGAGCTACATTCAAATGGGTTGTCGAAACTTATGGATTTCCTATTACATCAAAGGAGAACGCCGCAAGAATCAGAAAACTCAGACACGGAAATCTTTGTAACAGGTATAGAAATTATCTTTTAAATGGAGATGAGCGAGGAAAATTCGGAGTACTTCCAAAGAAATGGCATTACCTCTTAGAGACTAAGTTTGATACCAGTGAGAAGTGTTGTGACATCATGAAAAAGAATCCGTTTTCAAAATACGGCAAAGAAACAGGACGCGTTCCATACGTAGGTACAACACAGGACGAAGGCTTTATGCGCGCACGTTTATATGCTCATACTGGCTGCAATGTGTATGACGGCAAAACGATTAAAAGTCAGCCACTCGGACCATGGAACAGACAGGATGTTCTCAGATACATTGTGGAAAATGATGTGGAAATATGTTCAATTTATGGAGATATACGGAAATCATCAAGCGGGTTATATTACACTACAGGAGAACAGAGAACTGGTTGCATGTTCTGTGCATTCGGAGCACATATGGAGGAATGCCCGAATAGATTTCAAAGAATGGCGAAAACACATCCGAAACATTGGAAAATCTGTATGAATCTTGAAAACAATGGAGTTAGATATCAAGATGCATTATTAGAATGTAAAATCGAAACTGAAACGTGGGAACAAATGGGACAGATGAGCATAGAAGATTATCTGAAAGGGAAGATTCATGAAACGGCATGAATATGCATTTCCCTGTGGTGGTTGTATTTGCAACCATTGTGCGAACAATGTGGAAACGATAGACAACTGCACAGGAGAAGCAAAAGAACCTTGCTTCGTATGCGATGAGTGCAGATGGTATGACGGAGATACGAAGAATCCGGATAAATGGAAACAGGAATGTGATGAATATATCATCACAGAGGAGCAGGCAAAAAGAAACAGAAAAAAATTCAAAATTGTGAATATTGTTGTGCAAAAATGGAAAATCTGCGATACTAATAAGGAAAGAAGAAAAAAGAAATTACACAAAAGAAGTAAGGGCTGTCTACAAAGTA